TGCTTCTATGAAGCAACATTACCTTAATTTACGGGCTGAACTGTACTTTAAAATCAAAGATTGGTTGGAAACAAGAAAGGTAAAACTCCCGTACCATGAGAAATTAGTAGAAGAATTACTCGCCATACGTTATACTTACACCCCAACAGGTAAGATCAAAATTGAATCAAAAGACGATCTAAAAAAACGACTACTCAAATCACCCGACCACGCTGACGCTTTATCCCTCACATTTGCCAATGACATAATGATGGGGCAGGGCGGTACAAGTAGTGTTTACAAATGGAACAAACCATTAAGGAGGAATTTGCAAGGAGTAGCATAAATGCCAGATCCCATAACCATTGCTATTGCAAGTATGGCAACCATAAAATCAGGTCTGAAGTTGGGAAGGGATTTTATGGAATTAAGCAAAGATTTAGGAAAAGTTTGGGATGGCATAGAAGGGGCAAAAAACCAACATACGCAAAATAGAAAAGGGAAAAGGGGAGTAAACGAGCAAGCATTAGAAACTTACATGGCTAGTGTCAAAGCTAGAGATCTAGAAGAAGAATTAAGAAGAATAATTTTAGAAACTAGAGGTATGTCGGGTTGGCGTGAACTACAGAAAATAAAAGCCCAAATCCAGAAAGAAGATGAACGGGGTAGATATTTGGCAATTAAGAAAAGAGAAGCAATGATTTATTGGGCAAGTGTAGCTGTTGGTGTTTCAATTTTGGCTGTGTCAGTAGTAGGAATGGTTTATTTCGCATTGTACTTAAAGGAAAACCAATGAACGAAAATATTCCTGATAAAAAGGCTTATCAATCTAACCGCAGGAAAATGTGCTACATAGCATTAGGATTAATGGGCATTACGACTATAGCTTGCATTATACAGCCTGATAAAATGAAAGAAATCGACTCCATACTTATGACGCAGTATTTGGCGTTATCAGGTCTTGTTGGGGCTTATTTTGGGTTTGCGAGAAAATAATGGGTATGTTTGATGGATTATTGGATTTGTTTGGTTCAGATGCCAATTTTTTTGGCGGTAAAACAGCAGATACTAGGGCTAGAGGTGCAGGACAAATTGCTTGGGAAAGTGTACCATTTGTATCAGAAGCGGTCACATATAGAGATATAAAAAGAGAATTAGCTAAAAAAGATCCTAACTGGTGGGCAATTGGTTTATTAGGCGGTGCAGGGGCTTTAGGTCTTGTTCCGATAGTAGGAGATATAGCAGGGAATTTTATAAGGCAGGGCGTTAAGGTAAATAAATTAGCAAAAAATCCTGAAATTTCCAAAGCTGAAAAAATTAAAGCATTAAGAAAAGAAGCAAATAAAAATAGGTTTGGGGAAGATTTTGACAAAGAAATTGGCGGTAATGAAGGTTGGGCTGAATATTTAAAGAAAACGAACCAAAATGAGCCACGTATAGAATCTAGACCTAATTTTGGGATGGGCGATTTTTATGGAATGTTGCCAAAAAATGCTACTAAAATCAAAACACTTGATGACGTAACTTATTATAAAAGCAAAGAGGGGGATTATTATGCTACTGCAAACAATCCTGACCTAAATGAAGAAGATGTTGTAGGTTATGTTGTTGGTAAAGAAAAGTATACAGATTTGCACGTTGTTTCAGAAATGCAAAATAAAGGAATAGGGGGAGAATTACAGTATTTATTTAGAAAAGATAATCCCAATGCTCCTACTGGTGGTCTTACATTAGAAGGTGAAAAATTATTAGAAAAAACTTATCAAAGATTAAAAAAGGAAGGGATTTTAGATAAAAAAATCTTAAATCCTGCACAACAGCAATCTAAAAAAATTATTGATTTATTAAAATCTGGAAAAGCAGATGAAGTAACAGATTATATGATGGCTAGAGCCGATCAAAAATATTTATACGATAATTATGATTTACCTATGGATTATAAATCAAGAATGTTAAGAGCAAAAGAAATGGGTCTTACTGAAGATGCTTTTCATGGTACTGACGTAGATTTTGAGGGATTTAGCCCAAATAAACCAGTATTTATGTCCGATGCTCCTGAAGTTGCTGATACATATACAAACAAACTTAGAAATAATGTTACAGATCCAACTGGGATGATTTTGCCATTAAAAGTACCAGAACCAAATAAGAATTTACCTTATTTAGAAATATCAGGAGAAGGACAGCCTTGGAGTGATCTTAGAGGAAGTACCATGACTTATGATCCTATTTATGGAGAAAATGAATTAGATACAATTATGTCATTAAGAAATAAGGATTTGGCTGATAGTCAATTGGGTTTTGGATATAGGACAAAAGAGATAACATCTACTGAAAATAATCCAATAGATGTTAATACTGGTTTTAGAACTGAAGCAGACAATGTTGGAGTAATATTTGATAACATCTTGGATAGAGGGGGTGGAGGGTATACTCATTTAAATAAAACTAGCAAACATAATGAACCATCAAGAGTTAGGGCAGAATTTGATCCAAAAAACATAAGATCAAAATTTGCACGTTTTGATCCAAGATTAAAACATCTTAAAAATTTAAGTGCAGGGATTGCTTTAGGATTGTTGCCATTTATCCGAACTAATTATGATGAAGAACAAGATTCTTACAATGGTTTACTAAAATGATGCTTGTTGAAGTCATAGGGGGCATTATTCAATGGGTTATTTTCCCTATTTTATATCTTCAATATACTTTCTACCAACAATTAAAAAAACAAGATAAAGAATTGGCAGTATTACAGGCGAAAAGTGAAGTGCAGACACAATCGACAGACAGAGAACTCAAGGAAATCAAACAAACAGTAGATAGAATTTTTGCTAAGTTGGATTCCCTTGAAAACAATCTCAGGAAGTGAAACCCACCCATTAGGTACATCAGGGGAATATCTTGTTGCATCTAAATTTGAGCGATTGGGGATTAAGACAGAACGTGTAGATCGTGATGAAGATGATTTATGGTGTAAAACGCCTGATGGAAATTTTTTTACTGTTGAAGTTAAAACATCACAAAAACCAAGTGTAGAGGACAAAAGAACTACTCAATATTCTTTTGGGATGAAACATGGAAAAAAAATCTGGAAATCGGATGTAGCAGTTTTTGTTGCATTTGATATTGAAAAGATTATAGTGGTATCAACCAAAAACTTATCAACTAGGGTAAGAATTTTACCTAGTGTATTTACCCAATCAATCGAAGATAAACTACTTACCCAACTACTGAAGTTTCCACCATATTCTTTAGAGGAAATTAAGTGTTTGGCACAATCGGACAAATAGCTAGTTCCATCACTAGTCTAGCGACTTCATATATTGATGGAAAAGCACAAGTTCAGAAAGTTAATGCTGAAATAAAGAAAAAGCAATTAACTGGTGAACTTGATTTAGATCTCATGTCAGTTTCCAAACAAGATTCTACATATAAGGACGAATTTGTAACTTTGGTTTTTGTTGCTCCCTTCATACTTTGTTTCTGTGGGGATTGGGGCAGAACCATTGTAAGCGAAGGTTTTCAAGCTATTCAACAAGCCCCTGATTGGTACAAATATATTGTTTCAGGCGTTGTAGCTAGTGCCATAGGAATGCGTGGAGTTTCAAAATTTTTAGTCAAAAAATAGGAGATTTAATGTTTAAATTTGGTTCACGTTCATTAAAGAACTTGGAAGGAGTACATCCAGAACTGGTTGAGATTTGCGACATGGCTATTAAGCGTACAAGCACCGATTTCGGAATTTCAGAAGGTGTTAGAAGTTTGGAACGTCAAAAAAAATTAAAGGCTGAAGGTAGAAGTCAAACTCTTAATAGTATGCACATTCCCCAAAAAGATGGATATTCATGGGCTGTAGATTTACTGGGTTATGATTCCGATGGTAAAGTATCTTGGGAATTTCCTATTTATTTTAATATTATGACTAGCATCATAAGTTCCGCTCACGAACTTGGATATGGCATTCGTTGGGGCGGTTGTTGGCATCTTAGCAATTGCGTTTTAGCCTATCCTGAAATGACCTGTGAAGAAATGATGGACGATTATATTTCTCAACGAAAAAATGCAAACCCACCCAGAAAATATTTTTTAGACTTACCACATATAGAAAAAAGTAGGAGTTAGATATGCCAAAAAAGAAGACCAAAAAGGGAAAAAAAATTAAATATTGATTCTCATAAGAATTGTAGACAAATTAACTGATTCGCATTATAGTTGCAAAAAAGATACAGGACTATGAAATTACAAAAATTAGATGATCAGCAAGTTCAGGGCATAGTAACTGATGCTATTCGTTCTGCTAAAGATTTTATTACTGATGAAATTGCACCAGTAAGGATCAAAGCTAGTAGATATTTCGAAGGTGAAGTAGATATTGGTCAGGAATCAGGGCGAAGTGGTATTGTTAAAACTGTCGTTAGGGATACAGTTAGGGCGGTTAAACCATCTCTAATGCGTATTTTTTTATCCCACAGTAAAGCAGTTGAATTTCTTCCTAGAGAAGAAAATGATATTCAATCCGCTCAACAGGCTACTGATTTTTTAAACTGGAAATTTCAGACTTTAGGTGGATACAATATTTTACGGGATGCCATCCATGAATCTTTAATTAAGAAAGTTGGCATTGTTAGAGTTTACTACAAAGAAGAACCAAAAACTGAAATCCATACTTATGACTACATTGATGACGCAACTTTTGCTGTTTTAACCAATGATCCTGAAGTAGAAATTATTGAACATGAAGAAGTTTATGAAAAGCAATTACTAGATGAAGGAATGTCTACAGAAACCTTACATCATAATTGCAAGATTTCACGAACAAAAAAATCAGGGGATTTAGTAGTTGATAGTGTTCCAAGTGAGGAATTTTTTATTGACCGAATGGCAAAATCTTTAAAAGAAGGAGAATTTTATGTTACGGGACATTCTACTGAAGTTACTGTTTCCGATCTTTTGGACATGGGATACGATTTTGACATTGTTAGCCACTTGTCTAGCGAAGATGGCACAGATTCTACGAATGATGCGGAAGTATTCGAAAGAAGACGATACAGCGTAACAAGTGATAAAGATGTTAATTCTACAGATCCATCAACAAAGAAAGTAATGCTAACGCAAGCTTTTATGAAAATGGATATAGAAGGGCAGGGCAAAGCTATGCTTTATAGCTTTATCTGTGGCGGTGATACTTATGAATTATTAGAACCGCCCATGTTATGTGATGAAGTTCCTTATGTTGCTTTGGCGATAGATCCTGAACCGCATACTTTTTTTGGTAGATCACTAGCTGATATTGTTATGGCGGAACAAGATTCAGCTACTCAAATTTATAGGGAAATCTTAAATAACCTTTCAATGTCAAATCTTCCTAGAATGGCAATAAATGACAATACTAATTTAGATGATGCCCTTAATTTGGAATTAGGGGGGATTGTCAGAGTTAGAGGTAATCCCCAACAAGCTATACATAATTTGGCAGTTCCATTTACCGCAGGGCAATCGCTTGGGGTAATGGAATATATAGACCGAATTGTTGAAGATAAAACGGGAATTACTAAGGCAAGTATGGGGTTAGATCCTGACAGCTTACAAAGTGTAACTAAAGCAGGCGTAATGGCTACGCTCTCTGCCCAACAAGGGCAAACAGAGGTTATGGCTAGAAACCTAGCTGAAGGATTAAAAGACCTATTTGGGAAGATGCTACGCTGTTACACAAAGCATCAGGATGCACCAACTGTAATGAGATTAAGAGGTAACTTTGTGCCGATTGATCCAAAAGTTTGGCAAAGTGCATCAATGGATACACAATGTAATGTTGGTTTAGGTACTGGACGACATGATGAAAGACAAATGGGTCTTCAAATGATGTTAGGTATCCAACAGCAAATAATGCAGGCGTATGGGACACAAAATGGACTCGTATCTTTAACGAACATAAGGCACGTTTTGGCGGATTTATTAGATGGTTTTGGCTTGAAAAACGCAGAGCGATATGTACAGCCAATGAACCCAGAAATAGAAAGTAAACTTGCTCAAATTGCTATGCAAAAAGCACAGCAAGCACAGCAAATGCAGGCACAGAATGATCCATCTCAGGTCTTGCTGAAAGCAGAAGCTATGAAAGCACAGACTAAGGCTCAAACAGATTTAACAAAAGCACAATTAATGAAAGAAAAGCAGGATCAGCAAGATGATCTTGATAGAGATAGGCTTGACCAAGAACTTCTTCTTAGAAGTGCAGAAATACTTGGGAAATATGGAACTGCTGTTGATGTTGCTCAAATTCAAGCTGAAAAAGCTAAACAGAGGAATTAATGGCAACAGATTGGGAAAAAGAAGCACAAAGGGCAAAAGAATTAAAGGAAAATGAAACATTTAAAAAGATTTTAACCTACATCAGAGATCGTCAAATACAGACGTTTCTTATGTCTGATTCAGATGAATCAGTAACAAGGGCAAGGACAATCGTTCATGCTTTAAACGAGATCGAAGCAGAAATTGAATACATTATCAATACTGCCAAGATGAAAAAGAAATAGGAGATTTGCAACGTGGCTGACACGACAAATACACAAGAAGAAAACTCAGGCTCAATTGAAGACATAGCTAAATCTTTATTAATCCCTGAAGAAACTGCACCTCAAGAGGAAGTTAAAGAAGAAACTTCTGAAGAACCAGTAGAAGCAAGTGAAGAACAAGATGAAGCTGTAGAAGAAGTTGTAGCCGAAAGTGAAGAAGAACAAGAAAAACAGGAAGTTCAAGAGCAACCTGAAGAAGCACTTTATACTGTCAAAGTCGATGGTAAAGAGCATCAAGTACCGCTATCTGATCTACTCCGCAGTTATTCTGGAAATTCTCATATTCAATCTAAGATGCGTGAACAAGCTGAATTTCAAAAGCAAATGGAAACACAGGCTAATGCACTTAGTAATCAACGAAAAGAACTTCAATCTAAATTAGATGCGGTAGAAAAGAATTTTAAATCGCAACAGTTTAAAAGACCACCATTGGAATTACTGCAAACTGATCCTATCAAATATATGGAAGAAACTGAAAAGTTTAATATCCATAAAGAAGAAATGGAGAATTTGCAGGCTGAACGACAAAAACTTGCTTTACAGGAAAACGAAAAAGTTGAACAAGAAAGATTGGCTTATTTGCAGAACCAAGGGCAAGCGTTAGTAGAATATATACCTGATTTAAAAGATGCTCAAAAAGCAGAAGTGATAAAAAGGGATATGGTTTCTACTGCGGTTCAGTATGGATTTAATGAAGCGGATATTAATGCGATTCAGGACGCAAGGGCATTAAAGCTTTTACATGATGTTATGTTATTTAATAAAGCTAAAAAGTCTAAAGATACAAACGTCCAGAAATCCTCTCCAAGACCTTTTATTAAAACTGGTGCAAAACAAAATCCTAATGCTACTTCATCTAAACAAAGAGAGAAAGCTTTTCAGAAAATGAAACAGACGGGAAGCGTTGAAGATGTTGCCCGTTGGCTAATAGCAGAAAAGGAGTAATCTCATGGCTGTGCCATCAAATACAACAGAAACTTATAATAGCACCTTGATACGGGAAGACCTACAAAGTGCCTTAATTAATATCAATCCTGCGGATCATATATTTATGAACGCAATTGGTTCACGTAGTATCAAAAATACTTTGTTCGAATGGGCGAAGGTAACTCTTGCTAGTGCAGGAACGAACAGACAGAAGGAAGGTGATGATTTAAGCAATGATTCAGCAACCTTGCCTGTCAGATTAAGTAACTATAGTCAGATAAGTTCCAAGGTAATCCAGACATCATCTACTGCAAATGCTACTCAATCCAATCCTGATGCAATTGGTCATGCAATGGCTTTATCTTTAAAGCTTGCAGAACTTAAAAGAGATATGGAAAGCATGATGCTAGATAATGTTGCAGGAAGTGCAGGATCATCTGGTACAGCTAGGGCTTCAGCAGGTTTGGGTTGTTTTATCAGGTCTAATGTAGATGGCGGAACAGGGGCAACTGCACCGACACTTTCAGGGACAACCGCAGGATATCCTAATGCTACCAGAGGTGATGGTACTGATCGGGATATGACCGAATTAATGTTGCAAAACGCTCTGAAAGCTACGTGGACAGCAGGCTCTACAGCTACGATGGTTATGTGTCCTGCACCACAGAAAGTCAAAATTTCAGGCTTTACTGGTAACAGCCAGAAGTATTCTGTGAACATGAACAACCCAAAGCAGTTAACCAATGCTATTGATATTTATGTTGGCGACTTTGGACAGGTTGATATTGCACCTAGTAGATATATGCCTGCCAATACAGTTTATGTGATAGATCCGCAACATATCAAAATGGCTTATCTACAGGAAACTAAGCAGGAAGCATTGGCTAAAACTGGTCTATCAGAAAGATCCATGATTTCTTGTGAATATGGTCTTCAGGTAGATGCAGAAGAAGCATTAGCTGTTATTGCGGATGTAAATGACTAATAGGAAATAAAATGAAAAAAACAATCAAAATAACTTCTGTCAGGCAACCTACCCTTATGGGTAGGAAGCTTGCGGAAGGTGAAATTGTAGAATTGGATAGTGATACTGCCGACTTTTTTATTAAGCAAAAATTAGGCGTTGAACACAAGTCTGCAAAACCGAAAAAAAGAGCAAGAACAGAGAAGGGTCATTACAAACGTGATGATCCTTCTACACCAAATATCAATGAAGCTTATGAGCAATAAAACATACGAAAAATTAGGTGAAACTTATCATGTTGAAGATGACAATATCCATATTGTCAGGACACAGGATGTAGAACCTATTTTAAAGGAAAATCACGCCATTCGTGAAACTCATACTTCATTTGGGCAACCAATGCGACTAGCAGGGCGTGTCCCTGCTGTCGTAGCCCAACAATGGGCAAAAGAATGTGGATCAGCCATAGGTACAGCAGAATTTAACGAATACGTTAAAAAGAAGCTTATGGACGGGGATTTCGCAAAATTCAGGATAAAGGGGTATTAAATGTCAATTACCACCTATGCAACGCTTAAAACCACGATAGCAGACTATTTAAATCGATCTGATTTAACTGCAATTATTCCTACTTTTATTTCCTTGGCAGAAGCTAATTTTCAAAGAAATGTCAGACATTGGAGAATGCATAAAAGGGCAAATGCTACCTTAGATACAGAATTTTCCGCAGTACCATCTGATTATTTAGAAGCTATTCGATGGCATATCACTACTGCACCGCCAAGCGTTATAGAATATGCATCCCCAATTGAAATTATGAATGCAAAAACTGCGAATAATGATACAGCAGGAAGACCTACTTTGTTTGCTGTCGTTAATCAGGAATTTCAGGTACATCCAAAACCTAATCAAAGTTATAGTTCAGAATTATTGTACTATTCTAAAATTCCTATTTTATCAGACTCCAATACATCAAATTGGCTATTAGAAGATCATCCAGATTTATACCTTTATGCATCTTTGCAGGCATCAGCCCCATACTTGATGCAAGATGAACGAATTACCTTATGGAACGAACTATACTTATCAGCAACGCAAAATCTAATTGCATCAAGTGAAACAGCTAGATCAAGTGGCTCACTTAGAATGCGAGTCACAACATATTAAGGAGATTTAAATGTCTGACGCTTTAACAGATACCTTTGAAAATAGGATACTAACTTGGCTTTTGACTACCAATAGTGCCACAAGACCGACTCAATGGTATGTTGGTCTTTATTCAACTGGGAATCAGCCATCAGATTCAGCATCAGGAACTGAACTTTCTGGAAACGCTTATGCAAGGCAATCGGCTACTTTTAGTGTAACTGGCAATTCAGGAACAAATACAGGGTCAATTACGTTTCCGACAGCTACTTCCAGTTGGGGTACAATAACTTATGCAGGAATTTTTGATGCCAGTACAGGGGGCAATCTTATAGCGTATTCTCAGCTAGGAGCAAGTAAAGTTATAGATACCAATGACATTCTGCAAATATCAAATAATTCATTGACATTGACGTTAACATAAAGGTGTCGTTTTGGGGCTTGTCTTTAAGGATCGTGTAAAACAGACTAGTACAACGAATGGTACTTCAAATGTCGTAATGACAGGAACTATTGGGGGTTTTCAAACTTTTGCTAATGCTTTAGCTGATGCTGATACCACCTATTATTGTATTGTTGATGATACTAATGATGATTTTGAAGTGGGTTTAGGAACTTGGGCAGAAGGTTCAGCTACATTAACTAGAACAACGATATTGGAAAGTAGCAATAGTAACAATGCTGTTAATTTTTCTGGTTCTGTTGCTAAAGAAGTGTTTATTACCTATCCTGCTGAAAAGGCAGTTTTTCTTAATGCAAATGATAAGCTTGTTGTTGGCGGAGTTGAATATTTATCAGCGACCACAAATCGTTGGTATAAAAAACTTGGATTCTTACAAACAATGGCATCTGCATTAGGCAATGATGATAATGGGAATGCATTAAGTTTTTCAGGTGATCAGGTTGATGTATTCGTAAATGGGGTTCGTTTATCTAAAGATGCAGGAGATTATACTCTAGGTACAAATCAGGTGGATTTTGCTAGTAATATGTATCCTTCACAAGATGATATTGTTGAAATTGTTAGCTATAATGTTTTTTCTGGTACTTATGCTGATAGTGATGTTGATACGCATTTAAATAGATCAACTGCATCTAGCGGAGAAGTTTTGTCTTGGAACGGGTCAGATTACGATTGGGTTGCAACAGGGGCAGGAAATTTATCAAATGTAATTGAGGATACTAGTCCACAGCTTGGCGGAAATTTAGATATTAATGGAAATGATATTGTTTCAACATCTAATGCTAACATTGAAATTTTACCAAATGGAACTGGAAAAGTCCATTTAGATGGTGATGGTTCAACTGGTGGGATTTTAGCATCTGATGGTCTTTTAGAAATAAAAACTGGTTCTGGATCAGTAGCAGAAATGCGTTTTTATTGTGAAAGTTCCAATGCTCATTATGTGGCTTTAAAATCGCCTGCCCATAGCTCTTATTCTGGAAATGTTACACTTACTTTACCTTCAACTGATGGATCAAGTGGAGAATACCTAAAAACAGATGGGTCTGGTATTTTGTCTTGGGATAGCCCAAGTGGATCAAGCGATTTAGTCAATGACACTAGCCCAGAGTTGGGTGGTAATTTAGATGTTTTGACAAGAGATATTGTTTCATCTTCGAATAGAGATATTGACGTAAAACCAAATGGTTCTGGTAAAATAAAATTAGTCACAACAACAGGCACAACCATAGTCACAACAAATAGTGGTGGTACAAACACTACTTTAGAAAATATGAATTTGTGGCTTAATAATGATAGCACATCTATAGGATCAAGTGTGGCTTTAGCACTTCATACAGGGACAGATACTTCTTCAAGCAATGCTTATACATTTATGAGAGCAACAAGAGAGAGTAACACAAGTGCAAATTTTGAAATTAATGTTCAACACGCCAATAGCGGAACGCCAAGTTATTATAAAACTACATTTGGTGCAAATACAGATGGTGGGAAAGTTAGCTTTCCAAAAACAATTGAAATAGGAAATGCCGACACCTATCAATCTCTCATTCAATCAAATGGATCAATTTCTGCTGATCGTACTTTTACACTTCCAGATGCTAGTGGAACAATTGCTCTTACTTCTGACATCTCTGGTGGTGGTAATACTGATATTTTAACCTTTGAAACTACTTCTTCTTTACCATCATCTGTGGCACAAGATACTGTAAAACTTTATGAACACGCATCTGCTTTGTATATGCGTAGTTATCGAGGTAATACGGCACATCCAGTTTTTGGAATAATAAATAGTGCAGGAACTGAAGTTTTTAAAGTTTTTGGTAATGGTGATTTAACATTAACAGATAAAATTACAGCAAAGAAAATTCTTTGCGAAGGTGGTTCAGATACAGGCAGAATTGAACTTCAAGCACCAAATGTGTCAGACCACATTTCTATAAATGCCCCTGCTACTCTTAGTGGAAGTACAGATTACATTTTACCTGAAGATGGCTCAAGTGGTGATTTTTTACAAACAAATGGTTCTGGTACACTTAGTTGGGCAAGTGCAGGGGGAAGTAGAGAATTAGTTTATAGTTCAACCTTAAATAATGTTTCAGAAGCAGAATACGATTTAGGTGGTAGTTTTGGTTATCTTTGGGAGATTTTTCTTGCTTTGCAACACGCAGGAAGTGGTTCTAATGCTAAAATACGATATGCTAACTCTAATCAAAGTTATAGTGCTTTTAACACGACCTATGGTAATCATTATGTTAACTATAATAGCACTACTTGGAATAATGATACTGGACAAGTCACTGACCCCCCAATCGTATCTCCTAATTTGGTATCTGTAAGTTCTAATATACTTTCTCCTTTGTTTTCTCACTTACTATTCTATCAAGGTAGAAAAGGTATGTCTGGTTCAACTTATAGACGAGGGCAACTGATTGGTCGTTCATCTATAAATAATGACCCAAACACTCATCTTACAAACCACATGCCACAAAGCACTAACCAAATAAGGTTTATTAAATTTATGGCTAATAGTGGCAACATCAGTGGAAATATAAGAGTTTTTAGAATTAAATTAGGACTTTAAAAATGACCAGAAAAACAGATTACACTTGGCAAGACGTTGGAGATAAAATCAAAGCTGATGGTTCTGCAACAACCCAAGCTGAAAAAGAAGTCATAGCTAAAGAATGGAATGATGCAAATGCTGTTAATGGGAAATTAGATCAAGTTGATGCTCAAAGACACAGAGCAACAAGAGATGCTTTACTAGCAGAATGTGATTGGACACAACTTGATGATGTTCCTCAAACAACAAAAGATAAATACAAATCATATCGACAAGAGTTAAGAGATTTACCACAACATCCAGATTTCCCACATATAACAATGCCAAGTGAGCCAGAATGACCAATAAAACAAGAAATTTAGCCAAAAGACAAGATGTACAATTATATGATCCAGTTCTCAACACTTCAGTTTCTGGAACTGCCGTTCAAGATGATGATGCTTTTGCAAGTGCGAGTGCTACAAAACTTGCGTCAAGTGAAAGTATCAAAGCATACGTTGATGCTAATGCAGGGGGTGGTGGTGGAGCAGTTACAGTACAAGATGAAGGGTCATCTTTAAGTACAGGAGCAACTACACTTAATTTTACAGGAACTGGGGTTACAGCATCAGGAACTGGTGCTACTAAAACAATTGATATTGATGGTGTTTCTCCAATTGTACCTAAATTTTTGGCAACTTTCACCAATTCATCAGATGCAACTTCTCTTAACTTTGGTGGCACTAATTACATTAACAATACTTATGAAGTCTATTATCTTGTCTTCGAAAATGTAGTACCCACAAGTGACGCAAGTATGTTGATGCAATTGCATAGAAATTGGTATGGTGGGGCTTTATTTATATCCACTAACTATAGGCAAATGACTTATTTTGTAGGGCAAAGTAATGCTGATACTTTTGAATATAGTTATTTAGCACCGACTACTAGTAGATCAATGTGGTCGATTTGTGGTGGGTACAATAACAACAATTTAAGGGTTGATAGCTCAGCTACTTATAAAGGGTATAATGCTACTTGGAGATTTGATAATTTTCAGAATTATGTAACCAACAGATTTCCCAAAGCAATAATGGTGGATCAACTAAATTACCATTCTTCAGGTGGTTATACTATGGGTTACATGTATGCGTATAAAAATATGTGGTGTGAAGGAGCAGGAAGCAATGCTATAACTGGTGGTAAAATATATTTTTCTATTGGTAGTATAAGAGCAGGTGCAAAACTTCATTTATATGGAGCAAATTATGGATAAGCTTTATAAATGTATAGATAACGAAATGATAGAATTAACTGCTGAAGAATATACTGAATATAATGAACTACAAATTGAAGATGCCAATCGTAATGATGAAAGAATTAAAGGTTCTTTAAGATCAAGGAGAGAGCCATTACTTGAAGAAGCCGATTGGGAAATCAATAAAAAAATAGACAATAATGAAGATGCAACAAGTTGGAAAGTTTATAGGCAAGCTTTACGAGATATTACTTCTGGTGATTTAAATAATCCAAACTGGCCGACAAAACCTAGTTAAAAAATATGTTTTCACATTTTACATTTTCAGAAAGAGCGTTTAGCGAAAGCTTTTCACCAGTAACAATTGTAAATGCAACAGTTGCAATGGTGGCTCAATCTTCTGTTTCTGTGTCAGTTACAAGACTTAGAACTGCATCTACATCAGCGACAAGTCAAACTACATTATCAGTAATCGCAGGAAGAAAAAGATTTGGAGTAGCAAATCTTTTTGATGCATCGATCTTAGGGTCTAATGCAATATTAATTGCAAATGCTACCGCCAGTATGAATGCATCAACTTCAATGGCTGTAATATCTGGTTTTGTACAAAAAGTGACAGCATCAGCAACAGCATCAAGTCAATTACAAACAAATGCAGATAGAATTAGAACAATAGTTGGTTCAGCACAAAGTTCTGTTTCTAGTTCTATTAATACAAACAGAATTAGAAATATTTCTGTTTCAATGGTAGCACAATCTGTTTTTGCCATTAGTGCCAATATACAGGCTTTTATCAATGCAACATTAGCTGACGGGACAACGCTTTCTGTCGATGTAGAAAGAGTAAGACCAACAACTGCATCTTTATTGGCAGAAAGTGCAATTACATCTAGTGCAGATAGAATAAGAACCATTTTACCATCTTTAACATCTACAGCTAATTTAGATGTAAATGCGTCTGGAATTTTTGATGGCAGTATTTCAGCTATTGCAGATTCAACATTGTCAACAATTATCTTGAGAAAAAGAGCAACTAATGTTACTTTAACTGGTAATTCACTTCTGGAAACAGCAGTTCGGTTTCTTTGGGAACAAGAACAAATTACAAGTGAAACCTACACAACCGAACCAATTACTTCTGAAAATTATACAGCTATAAGTGCAAATCCAAAAACTTGGACAGGGCTGACTAGTAATAAAACATGGACACCAGTTTCGATAACTTCTGAAACTTGGTATGAAAATAACCCACCGCCTTATGGGTATTAAAGGAGTACATTATGGCTACATTTAACTCAGCATCCTATGTGAAACCAGTCGTCAATGGTTCGAGTGGACAATGGGGTAACCTACTCAATTCGGTAATAGATCAAGTCGATACTGACTTTACTGCGATAGATACAAGAATAGATACTTTAGAAGCAGTTACTCATGTAACTACATTTTCAGGTTTGACCGATACGCCATCTTCACTTTCAGGACAAGCAGGGAAAA